TTTAATTATGATACAAAGATACATACTCTTTTTAGTTTGACCTGAGCTTTTTTAATCTTTTTTCAAAGTTTTTTTTACTCCCTTGATTATCACTGTATTACACTTGAAACAAATTAGCTCACCAGTATCACGATACCAGATAGTAGCGCTTCTTTTATGTTTACTGCACTTATCGCTAGGCTTCTTGGGCCCTAAAATCTTTTTTCTCATAATGCTTGTGTAGTTTTATTATTGTAAGCTAACTCCCTTACTTTATATATAGGTAAAGGTACACGTCTCAAAATTGGCATACAAGGCTTTTAATGGTTTCTTATGCCTACTTATAAACACTTATATATAATAGCATAAAACCTCCTAAAGTGCTTCGGGTCAGAGTCGGCAAATTAAGAGGCTTTACTAGGTATACTATCTACATACTTTTATTTCTTTGCATTCTATTCTGTCCCAGATAGCTAGCTCACCTCTCATAAATGCCAGGTCCAAAGCTACTGTTAAACCGTCATGCGTAGTACTATAATCTAAGTAATACGTACCATCTTCAGCTAGCCAGCCTCCGAATATCTCAGCGCCTTCTGGGGCATCTGTAAGCGCCGTGTGTACTAAGCGGTATACTTTACTGTGCATTGAAGGATTAGAGACCTGTAAGACGTTCTTATAGCCCACTACGTACCTCTTAGGGTATTCTACTAATGGAGCACTAAAGCCTTGCTTAGCGTTAATGATGTTTACTAATTCTAAATCTAGCGGTAATGTGTTTTTTAAACGTCCCATATTATAAGTTTTTAAGGTTTTCAATTAAATCTTCGTATTTGTTAAAGTCTCTAAGCGGCGCTAGTAATTGTAACGTTAGTAATGCGTCCATTGCTTCAGCTTTTTTGTCTTCGAAATTTGTAAGGTAACTCATGGTGTTTGTTTTAATGATTATTATTTATGTAAAGATACAAATGTTTTTTAGTTAAAAAAAGAAAATTACGAATTATTTCTAATTTTTAAATGATACCTAATATTATTAGCCATCTTAGGCATATACATTCCTGGTTTCCAGGTGATAGCTCCCGTGTTTAATTCTACTATGCAGTAGTCATTCTCAAATACGTCATTTGGGTTAGTACTGATATCTAATAAGGCGTTGAAATTGTAAGTCATAACAAGAAAATTTAAGGGGTGCTTCAGTGCACGCTACAAAGATACAATACATTTCTAGTTAAAAAAAGGATTTTAGCAAAAAACTTTTATTTATTTTCATTCTAAATAGCGTTAACTTTATAGTGCCGTTACAAAGATATATAAAAAAAAGAAACCTCACAACTTAATGCAAGGTTTTTTTCTTATAAACTTATAGATAGGCTATAGAATTCTAATTCCTGGTCCAGTATCTTAGCCTCCAGGTCAGCGGCTTTTAAATGCCAGTATTCGGTAGACTCAACTGTATTAGCGATATCGCCCCTATGCGTATATAAAGCTATTAGCTCAGTGTTGTTAACTATCTGGTCGTGTAATTCCTGTATCTTATTCATAGTGTTATATTAAGGGGGCGTTAACCCCCGTTAGTTATTAGATAGTTGCTTTTAGTTCGTTCATATCTGCAATATACTTATTATATTTAGCTATTCTCTCTTGGTTAGCTAAGTCTCCAAAAGATAACTCGTAGTTGATAGTTTCTAGTGCTCTTTCAATTCCTTTGTTGATTTCTTGTATCATAATGTTTGTTTTTATAGTTAGTTATTATTTACACTACAAAGATACATACTCTTTTTAGTTAAACCTGAGAAAATATTAATTATTTTGCATTTATTTTCAAATTAAAACGTAAAACCCTAAGAACCAGCGCTCCCAGGGTTAAAGTTTTTTTTAGCAATTTCGTTCTGTAGCTTAATTGTACGTGCTCTATAGCGTCTATCTAGCTCTCTTTTAGCCTTACTTAGTATGTCGTTAGGATACCAGGTAAAATTATTTATCATGTGCTCTAAGGCATACGTTGAGGTCTCTTTTACTATCATGAGCCGCACATATCACAGTCATCACCCTGGGCCTCATTTAGAGCTGCCTCTCTGGCCTTTTCTATCATCTGGCTATATTCAGATTGCTCTATAGTAACTGGAGCTCTTAAACCGCTCCCTATGGCGTCATCTATAACCTCTATTAAATGCCTGAGCTCTGAGCGCTCAAACGCGCCTACTAGGTTATTGTTTACCTTTACCACGTAATGGTCTTTTTTGTACTTTGTTGGTGTTACCTCTGGTATCATATATTTAGTTTTTAATGGTTCTGTTATTATAATAGTATTTGTAAATCTCAGCTATTTTATCTGTAAGGGTATCGTCTTGTTTGTATACATCCTGGCCCATGTGTTTAGCATTATTGACCTCTACGCATATCTTGACCTTGCACATGTTAGCCGTCTTGTTCTTTATTTTAGTAGTATAAAACTCTTTTACTGGGATAGGGTAGCATCGTATACCCTCCTTTAAGGCCCAGGCCATGTGGTCTAGGAATTCCATTATCTGTATGGTGTTATGCGCTTGTTAGCGATTAGTTTACCGTTTCTATAGTGGTCTACTATTAGGCCAGTCTCTAGGGTTACCGTCTTGTATGGTAGGTAACTATATTTAATAAGTAATCTGTTTATTAGTCTCATAGTGTTATAGGGTATAAATTAATTCAGCTCCAAAATTAGAGGCTTGTTTTTTAGTGTCAAAGTATTCGTTTACTATCTCAATATCGTTTACCTCCATAACTAACTGCCATGCTTTAGAACCTTCGCCTAATGCGATAAAAGGGTTAGTTAATGTAATACGGATAGCTCCTACTTCTCTCTGGTAATCGCCTTTAGATAATCTGTTTAAATGTAGTCTCATGATGTTTTGTTTTTTGTAAAGATACGAACTCTTTTTAGTTTAAAAAAGCTTTTTATGAATTATTTTTATTTTATTTCAAATCTTCATTAAATGCCACCATACCAGAGACGTTAGTTTTAGCCTCTCTAAGCGTCTTAGTGGTGACTATATGCCTCTTATTATATAAGACCATCCAGCCGCTACCTATATTAGTTATAGACCAGTTACCGCATGTGTAGTTAATTAGCCAGCCATAGCCTTTATCGTAGGCGCGCTCTTTTGTGAATTTTAATGCTGTCATATCGTTTTGTTTTATGATACAAAGATACGAACCTTTTTTAGTTAAACCTGAGAAAAAATGAAAAAAAATGAAAATAATTTGTAAGTATCAGCTAATGAAGTACTTACCCTTGTTAGGATTGCTGAGGTGATATGATACAAAGTATCGAATCCCGTCCCAGAGGTGATTGTAGTTATCAGCTGCGACGTCTTTACCGTCTTTCCAGCAATAATTATTTGCCTCTATGATTAGGTTGCGACTCTTAGGGTCAATGATTAGCTTGTACTCCTGGAGTAATGCTATACCCAGGTTGATACTGCCCTGTCCTTTGATACTAGGCTTTATGTTTAGCCCATGGCTATGCTTAAGCTCATGCAATAGCCGAGGCTCAGCGCTGTCTCCTATCGTAAGGGTGTCTTTACCGTGCCTAGTGAGCTGTTTAGCTATATCTGAAGTGGTCATACCAGTGTCGTACATAACCTCCTTTAAATGGATTGTACGGGCGTTTACATTTATAGATACTAAAGTACCTGCAGACGGGTCATTACTGAATCCAAAATCCAGGCCTATACCATAATGGTCACCTCTATCGTCAAATGGTCCTATACTCCAATTTTTGAAAATAACCCCCTCAGCGACGTCTCGCCAGCCTCCGAGAATTTGAGCTTTGTACTCATCTGGGCGCTCTGATTTCATGCGCTCTATATTAGCTAAAAAGGTGTCATCTAAATGCTTTATGTTATCCTCGTATGTGGTATGTATGTAAGTGGTATCCTGGTGCTTAATATTCTCACCTCCCTGTAGGCCTCTAGATGCAAAAAATCTGTTATATATCCAGTGCGCTTTAGTGGCTGGGTTCATGACCATTATAACACGGTTCTGGGCGTCCTTAGAACGTACTGACAAATCGATTTTATCGAATAGTAAAGGGTCTGGCATTTCTTCAGCCTCATCGAGTATCCACGTGGTGATGCCATTAAGTGACTTAAGCGCAGCTGTCTGGTTACCTGAACCTACTTTTAGCCCCCTGAAGTATATACGGTTACCTGTGGCCTTATTAGTTATATCTGTTTTGTTGACTATAAAGTGGTCTTCTAAGCCCAGGATTTCTATTTTTTCAGTCATCTCTGGTATAATAGACGTACTAGCTGAGCTCATTGTGTAACGCGTAAATAGGACGTTATGCCCTTGCTCAAATGTTAGTAAAAGTATCATTGTAGAGATACTAAACGACTTACTAGAACCACGCCCCCCAGTAGCTATATAGTACCTGGAGTTATCTGTGAATAATGGCTTGAATTTGGGGTTTAATTTTATCTTACTCATCGAACGATATTAGGCCTTTAAGAGTTACGTTTAAATCTACGTTACCATCTACGCTGAGGTCAATTTCCTGTTTAGGCATACCTGCCCTATACTTCATGAATAGCTCTATCGCTCTCTGGTCGCCTGACTCTATGCGCTCCAGTAGTTTTTGTATCACTACGTTAACGTCTATATTGTCATCTAGTATCTTTCGGATGTTAATTACTTCGCCATTTGTTGGGCGTCCTGCGCCTGCTCTAGCGCCTCCTGATTTTCCTTTTTTGCCTGCCATTTGAAATGATTTGAATATGAGGTGTTTACTTAAAAACAGTCTTAGATTAAATCAGTGATAGGCAGCAAAATACCCCAGGATGTATTGTTATCGCCTCCCTTTTTATTTCGCCATGTGTTAGCGTATTTCTTACATCTATATTGTAAATCTATAGTCTTAATTAAGTGGAATGTGTTACCGATTGCTATGCAGTACCATTTAGCCTCTGTAGTGCTTATTCCTGATAGTTTGCCTCTACTCATATACTCTATATATACGTTGCCAGTTTCGAGCGCTCTAAGGTCGTGTTTAACCTCTATAGTAGTCTCATCAAATATCGCGCCGAGCTCACGCTCTTTTACCTGTCCTACTTTTAAATCATGCTTAAAGTCATTGTTATAATTCATATCCCGAATATCTTTAGTTTTGCCTCTAAATCGATTATCTTTTTGTTTGCAGCCTCTAGGTCCGTTTCTGCCTTACGTGCTCTTAAAACGGCTCTATTCTTTTGTGAGCGGCTTTGTGATAGTATCCTTTGATAGCTATGTGCTTCAAGGTCCATGTTAGCTTTATGCACAAATACCCTGGTGAAGGCGCTTGCTACTTCATTAAGCTCTGGGTTATTACTTGCACCTTGCCACTTTATAAGCATGTTCAGTATTAGGTCCTGGTCTGCGAAGCATTGTAGGTCACCTAGTGTTACGTCTTTCATAATTTAATAGTCTTCGTTATCTTCGTCTATCCAGTCTGTGTTTTCGTCTTCGTCTGGTATGTACAACTGGCTAATAACTTTACAGTTTTGTCCTTCAGACTCCAGTAATATCTCTAGGGCTAGTCTACACCCCTCAGCCATGTTGAAATCGTTATCTTCAGCGGCCTCTATCTCTAAGGCAGCTATTGCCTCAAAGGGTACACCATGCGCCACATTTACCAGTGCAGCGCTTAGGTTTACTCTTACTAACTCTTTGTCTAAGTATAGGTACATTATAGCGTGCCCTCTTTATGGTATTGTGATAGGTCTATTAGCTCATCTACAAAGAACGCGTTATAGATTGCTACAGCTGCGTCTAGTTTATCCTTGCCAGATTGTAGCGTTTGCTCTGAGGCCTTAAACACTCCAATATCTGTAGTAGTTTTGTCTATCACTAACCAGTAAAATTCTGGTACATTAAACATCTGAGTATATAGATATGCCTGAAGGTCGTAATCGTATTTTTGTATTGTATAGTAAAACTGATTAGTCCCCTCACCATTTTTAAGAGTTATCTCTTTTAGGCCATCGTTAGTAGTTTTTACATCTGCTACATACTCACCTGCTTTTAAGATATCTGCCTTAGCTCTAAATGGCAATCCTTGTACATCTACCAGGGCTGGTACTTCAGTTTCAGCTCCCTTCATAAAGCTTGTGCATGCGTCATTTTGTAAGAACGCTGCAGCGATACGATTATTCATGTATTTTTCTTTAAGGGTATATGTGTTATTAGCGCCGTGCGTCTCCTTAGCTAGTTTCCATTTAGTGGTGTTCTTACTACTGGTATCTACAAAGGTATAATTACTATAATTCTCAGGCTCTAGTATCTCAGTGTGGACCAGCTTACCATCTCTTAGTGCTTGTGTCTCACTCATGCCTTTTTTACGCATGTGAGCAAACCACTTAGGGCTTTTTAATAACCACTTAGCTGTACTATAAGATAGCACGCGGTCCAGGTTTAAATAGTTATAGTAAAACTCATCATTGTACATGTTATCTAGTGTCTCAGATACGTCTACAGTCTCGTGATTTAATAGTGTTAATTTAGGCATATTTACGTAGTGTTAAGTAATTAATAAACTCCTGTTCTGTCATTTCGATTACCTCAGGTACATCGGTTACATTTTCTAGTAATTCAGCGTCCTGGTCTATCTGGTTTAAAATTGGTATTGTGTTCATAGTGTTTTAGTTATTATTCTATTATTATATTAGGGTTGTTAGCTTTTAATTCCTGAGCTTTATTGTAGTAATCTAGTGCTTCGTTATACTCAGAGGCTGTTAGATTTTTTAAAGCCTCTTTGTTTACCTCTGTTAGCTTCGAGGTATCCTTAGCCTTTAATTCTATATATAGTTTTTTAGCTTCGTAAGCTTTAGCCATTAACGCTTTATATTTACGTATAATAGTCATTTTTCTAGCGTTCTCTTGCTCTTGTTTTGTATACTTAGTGTTCAGTGTTTTTGTAAAATTAATCATAGTGTTTGTTTTAAGTTAGTTATTCTACACTGCAAATATATAAACCTTTATTAGTTAAACCTGAGCTTTTTTGAATTATTTTTAAATTAATTTACAACAGCCTGGTCCTTAAGAGCTTAGGTAAGTAAAAACTTTTGCATCACCGTAACGCTCAGCGCCATCTTCATACATACTGGCAGTTTTAAAAGCCTCTTTATCCGCTTTGTCTATAGCTCTCTGGGCTTCACGTTCCTGGTCCTGTCTCATTATAGCTCTTTCCATGGCTACAAAAGACTTTAGTTGATTGTTCTTAAAAAACTCTATACGGTCTTCAGGTATGCCTTGAAGGATGTCGTCTATACCGCGTCTCTCTGGTTCTACTAATTGCTGCAATTCCATCACCTTCAACTTAAGAGCTTTGTTTTGTATCTCTAGAGCCTCTAGGAGCGTGTCTGTGGCCTTTATAGATTCATCTGGAGTAACACTACTCAAAATCTCTGAAACGGCCTTAGAGTTTCTCTTATAGGTTTTATCGTAGTCTAATTCAATATCGTACTTATTTAAGCCATGTAATACAGTAGCGTGGTCTTTATTTAGATATAAGCCTATGTTCTCTAGGGTGATACCGTAGCTCCTAGAATAGAAGTAAAATATGTTCCTGGCCTGTACGTGGCACTTCTGGCGTGTTTTAAGCATGATATCGCAGCCTGTTACTGTCTCTACTGCCTTCTGGATTAAATCCATTGTATTTGTGTTTATGCGTTGTCTGGGTCTCATAATTTTATCTATTGAATTCTTTATCGTATAATCTTATTAATTCGTCCTGGGTTAATTCTATTAGGTAGTGAGTATCGTAGCCTCTCGCTTGCCATAGTCTATGCTCTAGTCTATTTAAGTCTAATTGCTGCTCTGGTGTAAATTCCATCGTAACCGCTGCTCTATAACCCTCAGCTGGTATAACTATCGTCCAGCCCCATGGGTATGAGTCTACTTTAAACTTATCTGTTTTGTTTACTAGGTTTAATAATGTGCTCTGTAAGTCTGTCATAGTATTGTTTTTGATTATGGTACAAAGATACAAACCTTTATTAGTTAAACCTGAGCTTTTTTGAAAAAACTTTAAAAAAAAAGAGCTCACATCTCTGTAAGCCCTAATTCTACTGGGGTTTTGGTACTAAAAAAAATTTACATATTTTCTCGCTCAATC